AAAACATAATCATCCCGGAAGGGACCACTTCAACCTGTGAGACTTTCGCCTGAATCTGTGCCGCCACATCAGACAAAGCCTGATTCACGGTCCTGATCTGCGCTTTAATCGCGGCGTCAAGCTGAGTCAGATCCGCCGCGTCGGGAGTAACCCCTCCCCCTTTGATCGCGTTAACGATCTCCTGGGTAACGGCGTTGTACCAATAATCGCCAATCACCGTCGCAAGAACACCCCCCGTAGGACTGCCGTTTGTCGGATATCCCTCTGAAGAGGCAGAATTCGGCAGCTCCGGGGGATAGGAAACCGCGCGGGACTGATAGACTGATTTCATATTTGTTAATCCTCAAAATACCCAAAAATTACATTGGTATGCGCTGGGGCGTAATGCCGGATTACGCATTCAATGACAGAATCCCCCCACCAGGCCAGCGCCTCTTCCGCTGTCCCTATCGCCGTATGCCTCGAAACGGTAGCGCCGGCATTTTTGTAAACATGGACTCTCCACTGCGATGCCCAGCCCGTCCCGCTCGCAAACGGCGTTAAAACTGTGCTTAAAACCGTTTGATTAAACAACTCGTCAATCGTGATGCTGTATCCATAGGTTTTTGCCAGATCAACAAAAAACTGAAGACTCTGCGACCCGATTGTTGTGATTTTCTGCAGCAAGGCCTGCCGGAGAATGGTTTCAGTCAACCCATCCGCAAGCAGCGACCCCCAGCCCTCAAGGCAGGAATCAGGAACCCCCCATTGGGTGATCCAATCTTCAAATGTCTCAGAACAAAACCGCGGATCCGCCTCATTAATGAGCGCCATTGCCTGCGAATCTACACGGGAAAACTCCACCGCCCAACATTCAATCAGCATCGCCATTACGGAACCGGTATCATCCCGAGGCCACGCTGGCCCGGGAGGCAGCAGCGCTTTGATATTGGCGTCATATTCAGCTGCGGTTACTGCCATGTAATTTCTCCAACAGTGGGAAGAATCTTGTTCCCTAGCGCTATATTCCCGGCCGGTGTGACGAGCGTGTGGTCTGTCTCACCAACAGCCGCGGAAATAGCGGCTCGGATATGGGACAAATAAATCACCGCGCCCGGTCCGCCTTCCTGCCTGAAAAGTGTCTCCAGAGAGGCTTTTACCGCGGCTTTCACCGTGTCATTGTTAGGGTCGAGCCCTGATATCGTGAATGGAATTGCCTGAATGGTCGGTGCAGATACGGTGACATTAGCCGTAACCGGGCGAACAGAGTCAATGTATGCCTGCACTTTCTTAATCATTTCTGCAGTGGGCAGAATGTCGCTGCTGTTATCGCATACGAAACGGATAACCACCGTCCCCGGCCCTCCTTCAAGCGGGTACACCCAAGCCCTGGTTACTCCCTCAATCTCAAGTGCCCACGCTTTGTAATCGGCCGCAGTCCCGGCATGCGGTGGCTCCCTTACCCGCGAAAGCAGACGCGCGCGCAAAGATTCGTCCGTTTCCTCGTCGGCCCCTCCGGAAATGCCCTCTGCCGTCTTACATTCGCTGGAAATTCCTTCAATAGGAGAAACAAGAACTAACGTGTCGCCCGCCGATACATTGCCTGCCGTCCCCGCAGTCAAAGCTCTGACCGACGCTTTCCCTTCCGAGACCGCGGATGTCGTTTCATATACCGCCTCATTATCAGCCTGCAACAAGGTTCCCTCCGGTACCGTGGCTCCCTCTTCCAGGACTGTAAAAACCACCGTGCCGCTGGCCAGAGAAGGTTGTTTGCGGACAAGCCCGTAAATAGACGCCCAACGGTCAAGGTACTCCGCCTCTGCTGTATCAAAAAACAACTGTCGGCTTAAAAACTCAATAAAGCCGTGCAGCTCATGGCTCACCCCTGCAAGCACACGCGCATACACTTTCGCGTTGGATCTGCGAAGCTGAGAAGTTGATAACCGTGACTCAAGATCCGCGTCAATGCGGTCAATCAGCGTTTGTAAATTCGGTCTTTCAAATGGCATTTTCAACTTCCCCAAACGTTCTGAAACTGCAGGTTAAGTGTTGCCTGATCAGGTCTTTTTATGACTACATTCAGATTCAGCTGCTCCACCCCGCCTCGTTCCGCGGAAACGCTTACTGATTCCGCTACATGGTCATCGACCAGCCACTGAAGTGCATCCTCGGCATACTCCCTCGCAAGCTTCAGCGTGCTGTCGGTCAGTACCTCTCTGGATAGCAGCCAGAGTTTTGATCCTATTGGCGGCTCATCATCGTTATATGAATCTGCCCACCACCCCATCCTGCTTTTCCCCGGCAGCACATCATCTTCCCCAGCCCGCTTCCAGGAAAAAAGGCTGATGATGATGGAACGAACCAGTGGCTCAGTATCAAAGTCTGAAAGTGTCGCCTGATGCCTGCCGTTTAAGAAAAACTGCATATTTCATCCCCCTCCCAAGCGACAAATTATTTCGGGTATAAGAAGCTTTAAGGCCTGAAGTGTGAGATCAATCCGCTTATCCGCTGAGATTTGTTTAAGTTTCTCCATCACACCTTTAGACCGCAGCGCCCCCAGAAGGTCATGCCCTGCATTCGTTAGCCTTGGACGTGCCCCGTGGCTCCATACGAAACCTAAGCCGCTGCCAGTCGTGACGCCAATATCTGCCACAAGGCCTGCGTCTTCACAAAGCCAAAGATGTTCAAGCACGATCTGAGCCGTTTCTTCCTTCTTCTGGCTTTCAAGCAAATGTTCATCCAGGCTTTGCCCTTCTGCCCATTGCGCCTCTTCTTCGCAATTCTCAAGAAAGGTCTCAATAGTCCCAGATTCAATGTGCGCGAGAATCACCTGAATCAGCTGCATATTACGTTTCATTGGATTAAGCTCCACGAAAAAGCTACGTCCACCAGAACCACGCACCCCATTAAAACCCAAGGAAGTGCACGCCCCTATAGCCTTATTTTTTGATTCGGGTCCAATATCTTTAAGATGAGCATGGCTATAACTCCCATGTGCCCTCACCATTACTGAGGTCATAAAAAACCCAGCCAGAAATCCCGTCTGACTGGGTTTATGTTTATTGAATTGTGTTGTAGCTAGACCAAAGCTTTTAATCCCACCTTGATCAGCTCAAGAGTGATCGGATGTGCCCTTCACATCTTTTGATCAGGGGAGCTGCCGCCGTTATGTGTATGGTTATTGTAAGTGTCGCGGATCGATTGCAGCCTGCCCCTCGCGTCATAAATCTGAGACTTCCCCACGATGTCACCCTCTACTGTGACTGACCCGGAAAATACAGCCGCCGGGGCGTCCACAGCCAAAGTTTTATCCGTATGGATCCTTATCCCCTCCCGAGCCAGGACGACTTCCTGCCCCTGGTCATCGTAAAGAGCGACCTCCCCGGAAGTAAGGCCTGTCAGCCTGTACCGGCGGTCAGCGACACAAATCGCGATTGAATGCTCTCTGTCCCCATCCAAAGCGACAATAAGCGGTTCAGCGCCGGTCTTCGGTTCAGAAGTGAACCCATACGGCTCAAAATGCTCGACATCATCCCGGAGGTCTCCCGCCATTGTCTCGGCCTGAATAGTTCGCATCTTCTTCCTCCCGGCCGATCCTGTCAGGCGTCCTCTGACTATCAAATTCCAAATAGCGTCTTTAATATCATCAAGCATTACTTTCCCGTCCATGCGGCATCAGCTACCGTCGCCTTCACATAATTCCTGCTGCTACCAGTTTTTGCCGCCGCTTTCTTCGTGGCTTTCTTTGCCATCGCCTCATCAGGAGATTCATTCATCATGACGAAAGCTTCAGGCGGCATCAGCGTCAGCTGGGTTTTGGATCCTCCGGAATCTTTCGTAAAGCTGACCTCTGTAATCAAATACTGAGCATCAACCCCCAAAATAGAATCTTTAACCCGGCAGAGCCGATTAACCTTCCACAGGCTGCCGTCGCTTTGCCGCCACCCCTGAACGGTATAGTGCAAAGCCTGCGCCTGCCCGCGGCGGTATTCGGCCAAAAGAACCGATCTTTGCTGGAGATCCGCAGCCGTGGGAGACCCACTTAGCTTCTCTACGTAATACCGAGGGCGCCGTACCTTACTGTCCTCCGTGTACCTGAACGCTCCATTAGCCGTAACAGGATGGCTGCTCCCCGAATTGGCCCGCTGCCCCACCACATAGTAACGGCTGAACAGTTTTGAAGAATCAAATGTCTGGTCCCCGGATAAGACGTTTTTCCCTAACTCCAGAGAGTCAGCGGTGCGCCCACCACCGCCGGGGCTCGCCATTACCAAATCGCCGCTTTCATTATCCGTGATGACGAGGGTATGCTTCTTCACCACGCCATCCAAAATCTTTTTTATGGAATCTGTGGCGGCAATA